TAAAGAAGAAATAATTGACATATTAGAAGCAGCATCTCAAGAAGATGTTCAAGCTCAAAAAGATCTTAATGCTGAATTAGCTAAAACAGCTGAATTATCTAAGGATTTAGGAATGTCAGAAGGCAATGACTCAGATAAATTCCAAGATGATGGGTATGTTAATCATACTTATGATGATAGTGTAATTGATAAATATAATGTACCAGTTGAACCAACTGCTGTATTTGAAGATGATGAAGATGAGCCTAAAGCTAGTGATTTAAAAAAAGAACCATTATCAAAAATTGGTTATAAATTAGCTGATACTCAAAAAGAAATGAAACGAGTAGTTAAAAAATACTCTGCTGCTGAAGGTGATGAAAAAGAAAAATTAAAAGACAGATTAAGAGATTTAAATAAAATAAAGAAAGAGTTAGAATCATTATTAGAATCTAAAAGATAGTTATGGGAATTTTATCAAAATTATTTTCAAGTGGTGCAGCTGATCTAGTAAAAGGTGTAGGAGGAGTTATAGATGGTTTGCACACATCAAAAGAAGAAAAACTAAACGCAGAAAGAAAAATAAAAGCTTTAATAGTAGAACATGAAGCTAAAATGGAGCAAAATATAACTGACAGATGGGCTGCAGATATGAAGTCAGACAGTTGGTTAAGTAAAAATGTAAGACCTATGGTTTTAATCTTTCTAGTTGTTTCTACTGTTCTCATGATATTCATTGACGCTGGAACCATTAACTTTACTGTTGAAGAAAAATGGACAGATTTACTACAATTAGTACTAATAACAGTTATTGGTGCTTACTTCGGAGGAAGATCAATAGAGAAAGTTAGAAAGAAATAATAGTTCCATCTAAAAACCAATATGAGCGGGGATTTAAAACAAATAATAAGACAAGAGTATCTTAGATGTGCTAAGGATCCTGCACATTTTATGAAAAAATATTGTAATATTCAGCACCCACAAAGAGGTAGAATATTATTTAATTTATTTCCATTCCAAGAAAAAGTATTGCATTTAATGCAAGAAAATCCTTATTCAATTATTCTTAAATCTAGACAGTTAGGTATATCTACTTTATCAGCAGGTTATTCTTTGTGGATGATGTTATTTCATAAAGATAAAAATATACTTTGTATTGCAACTAAGCAAGAAACAGCTCGTAACATGGTTACAAAGGTAAAATTTATGTATGATAATTTACCTTCATGGTTAAAAATACCAGCTGAAGAAAATAACAAATTATCACTTCGACTTAACAATGGTTCAATAATTAAAGCAACATCTGCAAGTTCAGATGCTGGTAGATCAGAAGCAGTATCTTTACTATTAATTGATGAGGCAGCCTTTATTGACCAAATTGGTGAAATATGGGCTTCAGCACAACAAACACTAGCAACTGGGGGTGGAGCTATAGTATTAAGTACACCTTATGGTACTGGAAATTGGTTTCATAAAACATGGGTTTCTGCAGAAAATAATCAAAATGATTTTGTACCAATTAGATTACCTTGGGATGTACATCCTGAAAGAGATCAAGCATGGAGAGATAGACAAGATGAATTACTAGGGGATCCTAGAATGGCAGCACAAGAATGTGATTGTGATTTTAGCACTTCAGGTGATATAGTATTTTATTCTGAGTGGATTGATTTTATTCAACAAACAACAATACAAAAACCATTAGAAAGAAGAGGTGTAGATCAAAATTTATGGGTTTGGGAAGGAGCAGATTATTCAAGAGAATATATGGTTACAGCTGACGTAGCTAGAGGTGATGGTAAAGATTTTTCTGCATGTCATGTTATTGACATTGAAACAAATGCTCAAGTAGCAGAATATAAAGGACAATTACCACCAAAAGAATTTGGTTATTTTTTAACTGGATTAGCCACAGAATATAATAACGCTATGTTAGTAGTTGAAAATGCTAATATTGGTTGGGCTACATTAGATGCAATTAGAGAAAGAGGATATAGAAATTTATATCAGTCACCTAAAACAGACAAAATGACAGCTGAATCATATTTAAGAGCATATGAAGGTAGTAGTGAAATGGTACCAGGATTTACAATGTCTATGAGAACAAGACCTTTATGTATTAATAAATTTAGAGAATTTGTTGGTGATAGGTCAGTAGTAATTCGTTCAAAACGTTTACTTGAAGAAATGAAAGTGTTTATTTGGCGTAATGGAAGACCAGAAGCCCAAACAGGCTACAATGATGACTTGGTTATGTCATTTGGGATTGGTATGTTCCTACGTGATACATCATTAAAGTTTCAACAACAAAGTTTAGATATGGCTAGAGCAGCATTAGGTGGAGTAAAAAGTAATAAAGTAACATGGAGTGGTGGTTATGGGGGTAGTAACGCTATAGGTAGTAATGTAGAAAATCCATATAAAGTTAACATAGGTGGTAAAGACCACGATGTAAGCTGGTTGATAGGATAATAAATATAATATTTATAAACATATATAATAAAAATGGCAGATAAAAGTTTATTTTCAAGACTAAAAAGATTATTTTCAACAGACGTAATTATACGTAATGCTGGAGGTAATCAACTTAAAACATTTGATATAAATAAAGCACAGCAAACAGGTGGTCTAGAAACAAATGCTTTAGTAGATAGATTTAATAGAATATACACAAATTCAGGTACATCCATTTATGGACAACAAAACGCATTTAACTATCAAGTTATGCGTCCTTTATTATATTCTGAATATGATGCAATGGATATGGATGCTATTATAGCATCTGCATTAGATATTGTTGCTGATGAATCTACACTTAAAAATGATATGGGTGAAGTTTTATCTATAAAATCTGCTGATGAAGATATACAAAAAATATTATATAATTTATTTTATGATGTTTTAAATATAGAATTTAATTTATGGCCTTGGATTCGTAATATGTGTAAGTATGGTGATTTCTTCTTAAAATTAGAAATTGCTGAAAAATTTGGTGTTTATAATGTAATACCTTATACTGCATTTCATATTGAAAGAATAGAGGGACAAATTGGGTATGATAAAGATGAAGATAAAATGCATAACCCATCTGAAGTTAAATTTAGATTTGAACCAGATGGTGTTTCAACTTCAACATATGGTTATTACAATGTACCAAATTCTGGTGATCAAGCTAGTTCTATAATATTTGATAATTATGAAATGGCTCATTTTAGATTATTATCTGATATGAATTTCCTACCTTATGGTAGATCATATATTGAGCCAGCTAGAAAATTATTTAAACAATATACGTTAATGGAAGATGCAATGTTAATTCATAGAATTGTACGTGCACCTGAAAAACGTATTTTCTATATGAATGTTGGAGCTATTCCTCCAAATGAAGTAGATGCATTTATGGAAAAAACTTTAAGTAAATTAAAGCGTACTCCATTTGTAGATCAAGAAACTGGTGAATATAATCTAAAATATAATATGCAAAATATATTAGAAGATTTTTATATACCAGTTAGAGGAAATGATCAAGCAACTAAAATTGAAAACTTAAATGGTTTACAGTGGGATGGAATTCAGGATGTTGAATATTTAAGAGATAAATTATTTGCAGCTTTAAAAGTACCTAAACAATTTATGGGGTATGATGAAAATGCAGATGGTAAAGCTACTCTAGCTGCTCAAGATATTAGATTTGCTCGTACAATAGAACGTATACAAAGAATTGTAGTTTCAGAACTATATAAAATTGCATTAGTTCATTTATATACTCAAGGTTATAGAGATGAACAATTAGGTAATTTTGAATTATCATTAACTAATCCTTCAATCATATATGATCAAGAAAGAATAGCATTAATGAAAGAAAAAGTTGATTTAGCTGCCCAAATGATGGAAACTAAATTGTTACCTACAGATTGGATTTATGAGCACATATTCCATTTAAGTGAAGATCAATTTGATGAATACAGAGATTTAATTAGAGAAGATGCTAAACGTCAGTTTAGAACAGCTCAAATTGAAGCCGAAGGTAATGATCCTATTGAAACAGGTAAATCATATGGTACACCTCATGATTTAGCATCATTATATGGAGCAGGTAGAATGTATTCAGATCCTAGTAATGTACCTGATGGTTACAAAGAAGGAACTACTGATAAAACACCTTTAGGTAGACCTGCTAAAAAAGTAACTAAACGAAATACCCAAGATGATAATTTTGGAAAAGATAGATTAGGATCTAAAGGTATGAAAAAAGATTATAACGATAGTAATAAATCACCATTAGCACTAGAGGGTAATGCCCAATTTTTACAACACCAAAATATGTTAAATTCTATTCCTGGTAAAAAACAAATGGTATTTGAGCAAGATAAGGCAAAATCGTCGCTTCTTGATGAATCAAATATTAAGGAACAGAAATCTTAGTATATTTATAAAAAAATAAATATTGATGTATATAAAACATTCAAAGTTTAAAAATACTGGTATTCTTTTCGAGATTTTAGTAAAGAAGATTACTAGTGATACTTTATCAGGGAAAAATTCCAAGGCAATTAAAATAATAAAAGAATATTTTGTTAATACAGAATTAGGAAAGGAATATAAATTATATGAAACTATGTTTAAGACAAAAAATCAAACAGAACATAGAGCTAATATGGTGTTAAATACTATTTTAGAGCAATCTAAAAAATTAAATAGAACTAAATTAAAAGGGGAAAAATATAGATTAATTAAAGAATTAAAATCTCAATACAACTTAGAAGAATTATTTAAAACTAAATTATCTGATTATAAAGCACAAGCTTCATTATATACATTATTAGAAATATATAATACAGATAAATCTACAAACCCACAACAAGTAGTTGATAATAAAATTACAATTTTAGAACACGTATCAGGTGGTTCTGTTAATAATGAAAAAATTAAAGATACAGTATTAGCTGAATTTAAATCATATGATAAAGATTTACGTACATTAACATATCATGTTATATTAGAAAATTTTAATACTAAGTATGATAAATTAAATTCTAAACAAAAATTAATATTAAAAGAATTTATCAACTCAGCAGATAATGGTCCTATATTAAAAAAATTCTTTAATAAAGAAATAATTGATATAAAACAATCATTAAAAGAACATACTACAAAAGTTACAGATAAAGCTACAAAAATCAAATTAGAAGAAATTGATAAATTAATTGTAGAAATAAATAAGAGAACATCAGTAAAAAGTAAACATTTAGTTGACCTGTTACAATATCATTCATTATTAGAAGAATTAAATATAACACATGGGTAAAATAGAAAACATTATAAAAAAACTTACTGAAGCTCCTGAAGATAATTTACCTAAAGTTGATAAAAAAGGTGAATTTAAAGTAGGAGACGTTAGATCTGGAGATGGTATTAAATCTACTGTTACTAACATAGATGATGAAACTGGAAGAATTGAGTGGGATATAGATTATTTACCTAATTTTGATGAATTATTTGGTGATGCAACTGATTTAGTTAAAACAGCTAAAGGTGTTTATACTAAAGCTAAAACAGATGAAAAATTAAGATTAATATATGATGATGCCCGTTTATTAAGAAATAAAATACGTACACATATTAGAAATGAATATCCTGAAGAATATAGAAGAATGACAATGAAAATGTCTGAAGGATTAGATGAAAACCAACTATCAGTTTCAGATATGGTTTCTCTTAATGATAAAAGAGTTGAAGCTGTAGCAAAAGCTATAATGGATAAATATGATATTCCTGATGACGGTAGGTTAAAGGGTATAATTAGAGTAGCACTATCAGATTATTTAGAAGAAATGTCTACAACGGGTGGTGGTTCAGCTTCATTTACACCAGGTTCAGGAATGACATATGCAACACCATATGCTTTTAGAAGACCTAAAAAAAAACAAAAACCAATTCCTGAAAATTTAAAAGAAGACATTGATTTAGATGCATATGGATATAAATTAGTTCCAAAAAATAAAGCAGGGAATTATGTACAAAAAGGATCAAAATTAGACGTAAAACAACTATTTGAAGACCAAAAAGATTTTCAATTAAAAAGAGTAGCTGCATTTGATGTAATTGAACAGGAACTTAACGATATTTATAAGATGTTGAGCAACGCTAAAAATGAAACAAGTGAATATTATAATGATAACCCTTCATCATATACAGTGGTTAAACCAACAGATTTAGTTTTAGACTATATTAAAGATATTAAAGACTTATTAAAAGGCGAATAAAATGGCAAAAACAATACAAGAACAATATAACCAAATAAATAAAGGAAAAGG